GCCAGAACCCCGCGCTGAGCGGCGCAAACCTTGAGAGCGTCTACGTGCCGGCGGATCAGGTGCTGCACATCTACCGCCCGCTCTTGCCCGGCGCGACGCGCGGGCAATCGTGGCTGGCGCCGGTACTGATTGCGCTGCGCGAGCTTGCCGACTATCTCGAGGCCGGGCTGGTCCGCGCGAAGGTGGGCGCGATCTTGACCGCATTCATCACCACGCCCGACGGCATCGCCCCCTGGGGTGCAAACCAGGAGCTGCCGACCCTGGAGCCCGGCTCCGTCATCAAGCTCGAGCCTGGGCAGAACATCGAGTTCACCGAGCCGCCGGCGACGGACAGCGCATTCGACCCGTTCGTGCGGACCCAATTGCGGCGCATCGCCGCGGGGCTGGGTATTCCGTACGAGGTGCTGAGCGGCGACCTGAGCCAGGTCACCTTCGCTTCTGGTCGTGCTGGCCTGCTTGAATTCAAGCGCACCATCGAGAGCGTCCAGTACGGGCTGCTCATCCCCCTCTTGTGCGAGCCCGTCTTGCGGCGCTGGAGCGAGCTCGCGCGCGCCGCGGGCGTGCTGCCGGGCGACGCCGACACAGATGTGCGGCGATGGGTGGCGCCCGAGATTGAGATGCTCGACCGCCGAGCCGAGGTCTTGACTGACCTGTTGCGCGTCCGGGCGGGCTTCGCGAGCCGCAGCGAGATCATCGGACGAACCGGCTGGCGGGCCGAGGACGTGGACGCCGAGATCGCCGCCGACAACGCGCGCGCGGATGCGCTGGGCCTGGTCTTCGATTCCGACGCGCGCCGGCGCACGCAACAGGGCCAGGACGTGCCTGACCCTGCCGAACAAGGAGCAGAAGCATGATGACCGCAACCCACTTCGAACCGAATCACTGGCACCACCACCGCGGCCGCGGGCCGGTGGCACACGCGTGGGAGCTGATTTACCGCCTGCGGGCCGTTCTGTCCAGTCTGCCGGAGCACCGACTTGGGCGTCTCGCAGATTTGCGCGACGTCTTGGAGAAATTCGAAGCGGAAAGGAGAATCAATGGCGACCGACCTTCTCACCCGCCGCGCGACGTTTGAGCCAACAACGTTTGACGCGTCAAGTAATACCATCCGCGTGGTGTTCTCTGCCGGCGCGGACGTCGCCCGGCGCGACCTCTCGGGCGAGTTTGTCGAGCGCCTGAGCCTTGCGCCGGAGAGCGTGGACTTGTCGCTGCTGCGCGGCGCGCCGGTCTTGAACAACCACGACCGGCACAGTGGCGTCGAGGCGATCTTGGGCGTTGTCGAGGACGCAAGCGTTGACGGCCAGCGCGGCGAGGCGGTAATTCGCTTCGGAAATCGCCCGGAAATTACCGGAATTATCGCCGATATTCGCGCGGGAATTATCCGCAACGTCAGCGTGGGCTACAGCGTCGAGGAATGGCGCGAGTCGCGCGAGAACGGCAAGCGCGTCAAGACTGCGACGCGGTGGACGCCGCGAGAGATTTCATTCGTTCCGCTGGGCGCCGATCCGGCGGCGACAATTCGCAACTATGGAGGTGGAGAAATGCAGGAAAATCAGAGCGACCTGCTCACGCAGGCGCGCACCATCGCCGCCGCTTTGGCGCTGCCCAAGGCGGTGGCTGACGAAGTGGCGAGCCGCCACAACAACCTTGACGGCGTTCGAAGCGAGCTCATCGCCGAAGCCGCGCGCCGGCAGCCGGTCATCGACAACCGCGGGGCGGCCGTGGTGGCGCGGGACGCCAGCGCGACCTTGATCCAGCGCATGGCCGACGGGCTCTACTCGCGCATCAATCCGAGCCACGAGCCGAAGGAGGGGCGCGAGTTCGCTTACTCGCGCTTCAGCGACCTGGCGCGGCGCATCCTTTCAGAGCGCGGGCTTTCAACCTTGGGCTCGCCGGTGGAGTTGCTGACCCGTGCGATGCACAGCACGAGCGACTTCTCGGCATTGCTGGCCGAATTGTTCAACAAATCGCTGTTCTCGCTCCGCGCGGCGCCCTCCCCCATCACGCAGGTATTCCGGCGCACCAGCATGCCGGACTTCCGCAGCCGGCACATCTTGGAGGTGAGCGATGGTCCGGCGCTCGAGCTCGTGAACGAAGCTGGCGAGGTGACGTTTGGCACGATCGAGGGCAAGGCGCTTGCCTCTTACAAGCTGGGCTCGTACGCGAAGGGCTTCGCTGTCAGCTTCCAGGTTTTGACGAACGACGATGTTGGCGCGTTGTCCGATCTCTCGGCGAAGATCACCCGCGGGGCGCGCGCTTGGTTCTCGGGTTTCCTCGCCGACACCATCATCAGCAATCCGAAGCTGGCTGACAACAAGAGCGTCTTTCACGGCGATCACAACAACCTTGCGAGCACAGGCACGGCCCCGACTGATGCCGCCATCAGCGCGGCGAAGCTCGCCATTCGCAAGCAAGTGGACGCCAGCGGAAATCCCATTGGCGCGACACCGCGCTACATTCTGGTCGGCGCGCGCGACGAAGTTGTCGTGGACCGGTTGTTGGCTACCTTGTACCCGACAAACTCGACCGAAGCCGAGACCGCGGCGCGCGGGCTGATTCCGCTGGTCGAGCCCCGCTTCGACTTGCGGAATCACAACGCCTGGTATCTGTTCTGCGATCCGAGCGACGCGCCCGTCTTCGAGTACGCCGAGCTGTCAGGCTACGAGGGCCCGCGCGTGGAATCCCGGCCCGGCTGGAATACGCTGGGCACCGAGTTCCGCGTGGTGTGGCACCTGGGCGCCGGCGCAATTGACCATCGGGGCGCGTTCAAGAATCCGGGGGCTGTATCATGACGCTGACTGAGCTTCAAGAGCGCCGTGATGAAATCGTCCGCTCGCTTGGCGTCGCTCGCGTTCAGTTCGGCGAGAGAAGCCTGGAATACGGCCGCCAAAAAGAGGCGCTTGAACTCATCGACCGCGAAATCGCGAAGCTGACGCAAGCGGGCGAGCAGCGAGTATTCACCATCAAAACTTCACGAGGACTTGACTGATGAAGAATTACGTTCAGGAAGGCAAAACCATCACCGTCACCGCCCCTGCCGCGGTGACGAGCGGGCAGTTCATCACTGTGGGCGCAATCCGCGGCGTTGCGGCGTTCGACGCCGCGCAAGGCGAGCCGCTGGAGCTGGCGACCGAGGGCGTATTCGCGCTGCCCAAGCTCGCGGCCGACAACATCGCCGCCGGCGACCTGCTCTACTGGACCGGCACCGCGTGCACGAAGACTGCCGGCACGGGCTCGCGACCCTTGGTGGGTGTGGCGACCAAGGCGGCGGCTGTGAACGCGACCACGGTGCAGGTCAAGCTCGGCGCACACGGCTTGACCGGCCCGGCGTAAAGCTCCGGCCGAAGCGCCGGAGGCTCACAGTAGTCCAGCCATGCGCCATCGGCGGCCCCACGCCGCCGGTGGCGCCTCCCCGGCGCGCGGCGAACAAATTCCCCGCTCCTCCTCTGGCGGGGTTGCCCGGGGGCGGCGGTTTCCTCCTTTCGCGCCGCCCCGATTTTTTCTGGAATGCGGGAATAATTCCGGCGCATTTTTTAGGAAATTCGCGCGGATTTCTCTTGACACGCGACAAAAAGCGTGGCACATTTAAGGCATGAAGCGGACGGCGAAGCAGGCGATGACGGTGAGCGAGGCGAAGCAGGCGATCCTCGCGTGGTTCGACGACAACGACCCGTGGCGGATCTATGGGCCGCACTACCCGGCCAAGATCCGGCGCGAGCTTGGGATCGAGAAGAGCGTGTTCGATGCGGCCTGCCTTGAGCTGCTCAAGACCGGAACGGTTTACATGGCGCCGCATGATCATCCCTGGCGGCTTCGCCCCGAGGAGCGCGATGAGCTGGTCGCGGACGGCCGCGGAACGTTCTACTGCTCACTCAGCGACCGCAGGCCTGCGCGGCCGCTGCCGGCCGAGGCGATCCCGGCTTAACAGGTCGCTGAAATACGGTCAAAACCTTGAGCGCGCCAACGAAAAATCAACAACTTGCGCGTACTTTTTTGTGACCGAGCAGGCTATTTCAGCGACCTGCTAGAGGCGAGCCCCCCGGCCAAGGCCGGGGGGAAATCCGGG